CCTCAGCGCTGAATTCAGCCGGCTTGTCGTCCTCGTCAAGCACGAGGCGCTGGTCGCGCCAGCCGCGCGTGATGCGCTTGATCAGCTCGCTGGCGTTTTCAGTCTGGTCGGTGATGATTTGCTGCAGATCGTCTTGACTGATGCGGTCTTGCACAAGGTCAAAAGAGAAGTTTCTGGGTGCACCGGCTTCGTCTTTGTAGGTGCCCTTGACCTTGGTGGTGATGGTGTTGGCAATGACGCACTTGAATTTCATGGTTTTTCCTTCGGTGGCGTCGGTGATCAGAAGCTGGTAACGACGCGGATTTCGTCATTGCCGATTACAGGCACCATGCGCAAGTCAAAGCCCACCATGCGTTTGCCGTTGGCCTCGCCCTTGGAGGGGTTGATGCGCTGCACCGATGGGCAGAACATCAGCACACGCTGATTGGCTACAGTGCCGTGCACCATGCCAAGGCTGGCCAGGGTGTTGGACTCAACGGCGGCATAAGCGGCGGCCTCGGGTGCGGCGTCGAGGTCAAACATGACTTTTCCGGTGACGGCGCGCTGGGTCAGGTCAACGGTTTCGCCGCCCAGCAAGGCGTTGAAATCGACCTTGTTGCCCATGTCAATCTCAATGCCCTGGCTGATAAAGGTGGTGCCGGCAACGATTAACGGCGCGGTGGCGGCGGCATGGGTGCCTCCCAGGATGATGTCGCCGGTGTTGGCGTCGGTGACGACTTGCGGGGTGCGGAAGGCGGTGAGTACAGCAGTTGGATTGGCCACTGCGGTGGGTGTGCTGTACAAGCCGGTGAAGGCAAAGGACATCACAGGCCGCTGGCCAACGCCGAGTTTGAAAACGACGTTGCCGCGGCAGCCGGTGGCCTTATGCAGCAAGCCGTCGTCGTGCCAGTAAATGGTGGCGGACGTAAAGCCGGTGCTGACGGGGGTGTAGTCGGCGCGCGTTAAAGCGGTAAGGGTTTCGGCAAAGCCGCAAGCCATCAGCGCCGGCCCCCAGGCGGGTGCAGTGGCTACGGTGCCGGAGCCGCTGATTTCAAGGTCAAAACCGCACTGCACGTAGCGCGTGCCAACCAACTGCTCAGAGCCGCCCAAAAAGGGGCGAATGTTGTCGCGGTCAACGTTTTGAGCGTTGAACGGCGTGATGGACAGGTTGGACACCAGCAGCGCGTTGGCTGCGCCGGTGGGCACTGGGTCAACGCCATAGGTGGCCTCGGTTTTAAGCAGGATGGCGGTGTTGCGAATGAGACGATTGGGCATGGTTTACTCCTGGGGTTCTTCAGCAATGGTGTGGCCGGGGTTGGGCGACAGAGCGCCCGTTACCGGGTCGCGCAGGTAGTTGCCGCCGGCGCTGGGCTCTTGCGGCACTGCTGGCAGCACAGCTGCCTGGTTTGCGTGGGCCGTGGTGTCGACAGGTGGCGTGATGGGTTTGGTGGTCATGGTTGTCCGTTAATTCAAGGGGGCCAGCGATGCAACAGCAGTGCGGTGCTGCACCACGAGGCGCAGCACAGCGCAGGCGTAGGGCGCGTCAGAGTCGTCAAACTGCCAGTCAATCGCGGGGTTGAGGTTGACGGAGAGCACACCCAAAGCGGCCGGGTTAACGCCCAAAAGGCGCAGCCAGACGCGTTGCAACAAGGCGTCAACCGCCTCGGCAGGGTCACTGGCTGCGGCGCCTCGGCCGTAGCATTCAATGGCGTAACGGCTGGTCCAGTCGAGTGCGCCAATAACAATCTCACTGGAGTCCGCGCCCTCCAGCCGCACCACCACTGCCGATGTGTGCAGCTGCCCAATAGGCCGGGTACGGTTGGCTGAGACCTGGCCGTTGGCGAGTGCAGGCGCCTGCACAAGGGCGGCGACCAGGGCGGCGGTGATGGCGCTGAAAGCGGTGCTCATGACGCTCAAGCCCTCTCAAGGAGCAGCAAGCTGATGCCAGTACCGTCGGGCTCATGCCCAACTACCTGGTAAGTGCTGTAGTTGATGGTGACCAGCAGCTCCAGCGGGTCAAGCGGTTCTGTGAAGTAGGCAAACCAGTCGGCTACGCGCGGTGGCACGCTGCCGGTAGCCAGTGTCAAAACCGGCCTGCTGGTCGCCATACCCGCACCACCCACACTAGCCAGCTCGTACGCCGCATCGAAGATACCGCCCACCGGCACACCCGCCAGCGTCGTTTGCACGAAGCCGGGGGTGTCCGGGTTGAAGAAGGCGGTGAAGTCTTCGGTGAAGGCCATGGCGCGGGCTCGGGTGGTCTCAGTCGGCGGTTTAGGCCGTCAGGGCATCAACCATGGTGGCGAAGGACTCGATGTTGCGCACAGCCACATCAACGTCCTGCAGCGCCACAACCCGGATCGTGCCGGCGGTGGAGCCGGTGTACGGGTCGATCATGATGTCCAGACCACCCCACATGCCAATCACCAGGTCGGCAAAGTTGCCGAACAAGATGGCTGATGCAGCGGCGCCGCTGGTGCCTTTGACGAGGTTGGACGGCACCGCATTGGTGACGCCGACGTTGTAGCCGTTGACCGGCTGGGCGCCCATGTCCCAGATCGGCATACCGTTGGTGCCGGTAAACTTCTGGGTGGTTTTGAGCTTGCCCCGCACCTTGACGTTGGTCAGGTAGCCGAGCGTGCCGATGTCGGCATTGCCAACGGCGACGTTGGTTTCAAGATCGACGACGTTCTGGTAGGTTGGCGCCAGGCCATTGGTGCCGCCAAAGACACTTGGGGCGATCAGCGTCATGATGCCGGAGGGCTGGTTGCCGGTGCCTGGGCCGTTGATGGCGGCCTGCTGCACGGCAAGACCCAGCACGGTGGCGAGGTCGCGGTTGACCATGCTTTCAACGTCGATGCTCGATTGCAGCGTGAGGCGACGGCTGATGTCGGTGAAGGCGCCCACGGTTTTGGGCGACATCGTGACCTGGCCGACGAGCTGCTGGCTCTCGGTTGGGGCGCCGTTTTCAGCCACCCAGTAAGCGGTGGCTGCGCCGGTTTGCTTGGGGATGGCAATTTGCCCGACCAGTCCGGACAGCATGCGCGCGCCCATGCGGTCAATGACCATGGCGTTGCGGAACAGGTCGATAAAGCTGCCTGAGAGCAGCTCGGTCGCCACCAGGTTACCGCCTGCGGTGGCTGTACCGGCCAGCAGGTCACGTTTTTGCACGTCGGTGGGCATAAAGAAGCCGCGCGCGGCCTTGCCCATTTTGGTGGCAACGGCGCCGGATGCCTCAAACTCAAAGGCGGCGGCGCGCTGGGCGGCTGCATCGCCGGGGTTAGCCAGCGCGTGAATGGCGCGGACTACAGAAAAACGCTTGACCTCGGCCTTGCTCATGCCAACGTCCGCATTGGGCATTGGCTTGCTGGACATCGCGCGGATCGCCTCAGCCTGAAACTGCTCGACCGTGTGGCCGGCCTGGATGGATCGCATGGCCATGTCAGCGCCGCCGGGCATCGTCGATGCAATGGCGCTGATTTCAGCAGCGTGGTTGCGCTGGGCTGGGGTATGGATGACGGGGGCGGAGAGGGAGGCTGCTAATGCGGCTGCGGCAATAAGTTCGGACATGGCTTTTTCCTGGTTAGGTGCAACGGAAGGGAGATTGGTTTGGGAAACGCTGTCGGCGGTTGCGGGTAGCCCTTGCAGGCTGCGGCCAACGCCAACGGATGCATCAGCAGGGACGCTGACCAAAGAGGCTTCAAAGGGCTCCCAGTCGGTGACGCGGTAGGTATCCAAACCTTCCTTTGTCTCGACCAGTACGGCCTTGTGGATCATGTAGCCGACCGAGACATTGCGGCGGATGCCGTCAATCACGTCCTGGAAGACTTCTTCTGCACGAACGCTTTTTCCAAAACGCACCACAGCGCGGGCCACCCGGTCCGCGCCGATCTCGACAGATTCGATAACGCCCACAACGTCTCTGGTGTTGTGGTCGCATAAGAGGTTGGCACCCGAGCGCATGCGGCTTTGGCGCATGGCACTGGCGGTGCACTCCAAAATTTCAACACCCCAGTACCGCTCATAAGGGGTTTCGCTGGCAAAGGCCATCTGCACCGTGCGGGCAGCGACATCAACCGATGCGCGCTCGACACTAAACGAGCGCTGTTGCATACCGCCTTCAGCGTCCAGGCGCGCGCGCAGCTCGGCGGGGATTGGGGTTTGCTGGGTCATGGGTGTACTTTCGCGCTTGCGTTGTCCGGTTTTCAAGGCAAGAAACCGGACAACTGAAAATTATTTTTGCGGTGTTGGCGCGGCGGCTACAGCCGGCATGGCGCCGGGCGTGCTTTCGTAAGCTGTCAACGTAACGCCCAGCGTCTTGGCCAAATCTTGCGCGGCCTTGATGGCTTTTAGCGTGTCTTCAAAGTCGTAGCCCATGGCGGCGCTGAGGTCTTGCGGGGCCATCAGGCCGGCGCGCACGCTCAAAATCTTGGCTTCCATGTCGCTCTTCGGGTCAACCCACTCCCAGCGGCGTGGCTGCCATTCATGCCTGCTGAATTTGGCAAGTTTGGCGGTGGGTAGCGGGCTGCCGTTGGGCATGGTGATGGCGCCGGACAGCATGGCCATTTGCAACCAGGCCTGAAACACCGGCTCCATAAACGCGCCGACAAACCATTCCTGGTCAGCCATCCAGCGGTCGCGCTCTTCCAGCACACCGCTGCGGATACTGGAAAAGCTCACGCCCTCCAGGTCGTTTGCCAGCGAGTGGTAGGCCACGCGCCAGCCGGTGGCAATGCGCTGCAGGGTGGTTTTGACGAACGGGCCAAACACCTCATTCGGGTATTTGCTTTCATGCGCCTGAAAGCTGTAGCCGACCGGCAAGGTGTCGTAGGTGCCGGGCTGACTGGTGGCAATGTTGATGGCGTCAAGGCCCTGCCCTTCAGCCTGGCCGATGGGCGGACCAGCGCCAGCGTCTTCTTTTTGCTGAAAAAATCCGTAGTGGTTGGCGCCATGCTCGGCCGCCAGCAGCGCCGACAGTTTGAAGTTGCCCAAGTGGTGCAGGCTGAGCATGCCCGATGACATCCACGGCACGCCGCGCATTTGCTCGGCCCGCTCAACCTTGAAGCGGTGCAGCACCTCGTCAGCCGCTACACGGATCCGGCGCCGGCCGGTGCGCGCGCCGTCGTTGGGGTGCGACTCAAACAGGTGCAAGGCTACCGGGCGGCAATAGGCGTCAACCTCAACGCCCATGATGACCGGGTTGCCTGCGTTACTGCCGTTGTAGGCGGTGTCGATGCGGTCGACATCAATGACCTGCAGGGCAAAATTAAAGCGGTTACGCGCATCGGCGCCGCGCACCATGCGTACCAAAAATTCACCGTCGCTGGGCAGGCTGCCGACCAGGTTCTCGCACAGGTCGCGCAGGCTCAGCGTGCCGGTGACGTCGCAGCGCTTGCCCCAGTCTTCCCAGGCGGTTTCAATCGCGTCGTTGGCCAGGTTGTCGGGCTTGCCCGGCGAGTCTTCAACCTTGGCTTGTAGCCGTATACCGGCCGGGCCGACGATGTTGTTTTCAACCATGCCGCGAAACTTGCGGGCGTAGTCGTTGTTCATGACCAGCTGGCGGCCCCGCTTGCGCAGGCTATTGAGGTCGGCGCGCAGCTCTTCATTGATGCTGGATTCAGTGGCAAACCAGTCGGACGTCAGGCGGTCAATGCGGGCGCCATCGAAGCGGCGCAGCTGCACGGGCTTTGGCCCGGTGCCGGTTAGTTGCTGCCAGGCGCGGCGCGCAAAGCCGGGCCGGCTCATGGCCCAAACCTCACAAAGATGCGGCGCGGGTTGCCCAGGCCGGCGGCGATGGCGCTGGCTTCGCCCTCGGTGCGGACGTCTGCACGGTAGCGGTCGCGCAGCATGAGCAGCTCGGGCACCGGTATGTGTTTGAGCTGTCGCCCGGCAATCTGATATTCAGCCGTCGAGCTGCTGGCGCGGCCCTCGATCACCGCCTCAATGGCCTCAAGAGTGCGGCGCGCCTGGCTTCTGGCATCGACGGCGGCTCCAAAGGCCGGGCGCACGGCAATACGGCCAGACCGGACGGTGAACAGCTCTCCGGTTTTGCCGGCCACAGCGCGGTAGTCATACTCGCCAGCCACCCAGGCGGCGGTGGCGGCAAACGGAATATTGACCAGGTGGTCGTCACCGCTGGCAGTGGCTGCAAATGTGACGCGCTGGCCGGCGTTGACCAGCGTATAGGTCAGCACCCAGCCGGCGCTTGCCGGGTAATCCGGCAGCGCGATCAACCATTTGGCGGTGTCGCCAGCGTTGATGCTGGCGGGCTCGGTGGTGGGGGTGGGGGTTGACATACCCGCCAATAGTGGCGGGGCAGGTGTCCGGTTTTCAAGGCAAGAAACCGGACTGCTACTCAATCTTCAGGCCAATGATCTCCCACAGCCTGGATGCCTTTAGGCTGTAGCGACGCTCCAGCAGCTCGATGCGCTCACCCGCCTGGTAGTCGCGTTTGATGGAGGTATTGCGCTGGCTGTGTGTGCCGCCCTTGCGCTGGATGTACACCCGGTCGCCACCCCACTTTTCACGCGCGTGGGCCTCTGCCTGCGCCGCCAGCGCGGCGCTGAAGTCGGGCGACAGCTGCATGATGTAGCTCAAAATATCGCCAATCATGTCATTCTCATTAGGTTGGTAGCTGGCAGCTGGCTGCATTGTGAATTCGGTTTGCGCTGATTTTTTTATTACCATGAGGGGGTTGAAGATGCGCGGCGCGCCTGGCGCTGCATGACGGGGTTTGTGCGCACAGGCGGCGCAACGGCTGGATCAGAGTCCGGCTTCTTGGGTGACGGGGTTGGGGCGAACAGGTCGGGCTCGCGCGGGGAATACTTTTCTTCACGCCGCGCCCAGCTGGTCTCACGATAGGTCTGTATGCCCAGGTAGCAGGCGGCGGCATAGGCGTAGACCATGCAGTCGCCGCCCTCTTCGCGCTTGCCGGCTGGGGTTGACCAGCGCATGAAGGCTTTGCCCTGCACAGTGACGGGCAGCAGGCGGGCGGCGGTCATCTGCTCGAACTCGTCGGTGGTGATCAGCGACTTGGGTACATGCACATAGCCGGGGCCGACGTTCGTCAGGCGCATGCGGCCGTAAAGCAAGTGCTTGGCGGTATCGGTGCCGATTTGCCAGAGCTTGACGCCACTTTTGATGGTGGCGCCGCGCCAATTAATGTCAATCAGGCTGGGTTTGCCGATGATGGTTTTGCCGTAAACGCTGGCGCCTTTGACGGCCAGAACATGCGCGTGGCCGTGGTGGCGGCAATAGTTGTAGACGGCGTGTGTGTTGGCACCACCGCTATCGACACCGGTGGCCTCAATCAGCATTTGCGCGCCGCTGGCGTGGGTGATGGGCGTGCGGCGTATCTCGGTCAGCCGGGTCCATGGGCTGCCTTCGGTGCCCTCTTCTATGTTCGGGTCCCCGTAGATGATGTGGCGGGCGACGAGCCAGCTTTCTTCACCCCGGCCGTAGGCCCACACGCGGGCTTCGAGCCGGTCGGGCTGGGTATCCACGCCCATGGCCAGCATCAGGCCGCCGCGCGGCACCATGCCCAGGTCATAAGCCTCAGCCCTTGCGGCCAGGGCGCGGTGGTCGGCGCCGGTACCGGTTTCTTCCCACGTCTCGGCCAGGCTTGAATTTAAAAACTTTTTGAGCGGGGCGCTGTTGCCAGTCAGGCGCTTTTCCTGGCAGGTTTCCCACTCTTCAACCAAGCTGGCCCAGCTTTTCCAGCCGAGGGGAGAATACAGTTTATTGAGCCAGAAGCCGGCACGCTTACCCAGCCCGGCGCCGGGTGCGTCAGCTATCCAGATGCCGCCGGCGAGCATATCGGTTTTGCAATGCTCTTCAATCACGCCGCCGCAGTGCTTGCAGATGTAGACGGCGGTCTCGGGCCGTGCTTTGCCGCCGGCGTCTTTGAGCCACTTCAGGCCAAACTCGGTTTTGGCACCCCACAGCAGCAGCTGGTGCATGCCGCAGTGTGGGCAGGGCACATGGTATTTGCGCTGGTCGCTGAGCAGGTATTCGCTTTCAATCGTGCTTTGACCCTTGATGCTGCAGGTGCTGGCAATGATCAGCTTGCGGCGGCTGAAGTTGCTCATGCGCTCTTCAAGCAGGCCAAGCGGCGGGCCTTCGTTGTCCACATCAGCGGGCCATTTGTCGACCTCGTCGGCCACAGCAAAGCCCAGCGGCTTGGATGCCAGCGATGCGGCGCTGTTGGCACCACCAAAAAACACAGTGAAGCCGCCCTGAATCGACCGGCTGCGCCAGCTGGTGGACTCGTCCCTGCTTTTGCGTACGGCCACCTTGCCGTGCATGGCCGGGGTCTGCATGATGGTGGGCAGAAAGCGCTGGGCGCTGTGGTCCTGCGCGTCCTGCAGGGTCGGCTGCACCATCATCATGTCTTGCGGATCGGTGTGGATCCGCTGCATGACGGAGTTGTAAAGCACCTCAGACTTTCCCAGCTGGGTGGCAAACCACAACACCACACGCTCATAAGGCTCGTGCGCAGAGGCGCAGCGCATCGGCTCAACCAGGTAGGGCGTGCGCTCATTGCGCCACAGGCCGCGCTCGGGGCCCTTGGCAATGTGGCGGTATTGGCCAGCCCATTCGGCGGTGTCTATGCGGGGTGGCGGGGCGAGGAATACGCGCATGCTTTCGAGAAGCAGCGAGTCCGCGCGGGCGATGTCGTCAGGGAGGTCGCGTGCGCTCATGTGGTTGCTTTGCCGGCGCGCAGCTGGTCGGACGCGCCAGACAACTGCATCAACGCCTGGTGAATCTCGGCATGCAGCGCGTTTTGCACACTGCCTGGGTCATTGTTGGCAGCCAGCAGCGGCGCCAGACGGGGCGGGATCTGCAGCAAGGCTTCACGCAGGGTACTGAACACGGTGGCAAGGCTGGTCTTGACTACATCGATGCGGATCAAACTACCGCGCTCTTCCGCCTCACGCATCTCAGCCAGGTTAGCCTCGGCAATCTCGCGCCGGGTACGGGCCTCCTGGTGGTCTTCGCCCACTTCAAAGCCGGACGTCTCAACCTTGTTGGCGCGGATCATGTCATGAAAGTCATCGCCACCAACGCGCCCATGGCCCAGCTTGGGAGGTGCAGCCAAAACCGGCGAAGGCTTGCGGGCAGCAACATTTTGCCGCGCTTCACGCCACGCCTGCACCGACGCCACAGAGTCCATCGGGCAGCCCTGCTTTTTCAGCTTGACCATGTTGGCAGACGACAGGTTCAGCGCCCGGCCAATGGCATTTTGCGAAGGTGGTTTTTGGTTGCTCACTTACCGCTTACCCTTGTTTGCTTACTGTTGCTGCTTACTGCTTACCATTTGAAAATGCAATTTACTAGCGCGATCTCGGGCTCATTTTGACCCGTAAGCTGCAGGGCTCCAGGAGTACCTTGACCGGGGGGTGGGGTGGTGCTCATCCGTTGAACTTTGAGGTGAAGTAAGCCGCCTCGCGGGCGAATATCTCGGGCAGTTTGGCCTCGATCATGGCGATGACGCGAGCGTTGATGCGCTTGGTGTTGAACATGCTGGCAATATCAATGGTGCTCACCGCCTTGATCGGCAGGCGCTTGTCGCTCGTGCGTATGAACACTGTGCGGCCCTTGTTGCCAATAAACGCACCGCGAATGATCTGCTTGCCGCCTGACTTTTTGATCTTGAAGCGAAGCTGGCCAAGCGTGCCGTCCTTGCTGCGCTTTTTGGCTTGCGCCAGGGTGACGAACTTTTCAGCGAAGGCAATCACGTTCGCGCTGCGCCGCTTGCCGTCGCCACCAGCCAGCGAAGCCTGCAGGCCAAGCGATCCAGCGCCGGACGATGCACGCCTGATGCGCAGCCTTTCGCGCACATAGCCCGCTGTGACGTTGAACTCGCGCGTAATCTCGCGGCCCATGCTCGTCTTGGCCTGCTCGATGGTCTTGTTCAGCGCTGACGCCATCGCCTTGCGCGCAATGTCGTCGCGCATCTGCATCAGCTTTTGCTGGACATCAGGAAAGTTTGTGGTGATGCTCATTTGCATGACGCACATCCCTTTCCTTCAACGCCAGCAAAATCGCCGCGCGCCTGGCATTGGCTGGTCGCAGGGCCAGCGCAAACAGCAGGCCCTCTTGTGCATGCTTCAAAGGCCGGGCTGACGCCAGCAGCCGGGCGCAGCAGTGGGCGCAGTGGGTGTTGTAGCCGCCCCAGTGCGGGCGCTTGGTTGATTGGTCGCAGTTGCTGCATGGGGTCACGCCATGTGGCCAAGCGCCGCGCGATATGCCGACACCTGGAAGGGGTTGATCTTGTCGCCGGCAGCGTGCCTGGCCTTGAGTCGGTGCGCCCAGTCCTTGGAGCCTAGCGCCGCGTTGTTACGCACTGGCGCCATCCGGGCAATCTCGGCCGCAACACGCACCGGGTCGGCTTTTGGCGCGTCAAGTCGCAGCACGTCCGGAGGCGGTGGCGCCGCGCGGCACAGGGCTTTGAACTGGATCACGTTCGGGCAGCGCTCCGGCAAGTTGTCGAGCGCATGCGCCACCGCCCCGAGGCAATTAGCGTACCCCGACAGCTCATGCGCCCAGGCTGCTTTTACGTCTCCTATCGGCGTGCCGTCCCACTGTCGAGCCCACTGCACGCCGTAAGTCGCCACCATGCGTTTGAAAATCCGTTCAACCACCTCAGTCATGCGTTCTGTGCTCATGCGATCCTCATGTTTTTGTTGGCCTCAAGGGCGGTCTCGTTGATGTCGATCACCAGGCCAGCAACCCGTGCAACCCCGTCGTCGGCAGGCCACGATTCACCGGTCATTTCCTCCCACGCCCGGCGCTTCATGCGCTGGTCCTGCGCCGCAAAAGACTCGGCCTGTTGCGGCCTGGCAATCGGCACCGCCAGCGGTTTGGCAGCCAGCGCCGCAGCATCGCGCATCTGCCCCGCCACCGTGGCCAGCGCGTAGGCAAAACCCTTGCCTTTGCCGCTTGCCGCCTGCGCCGCCCCGACGAACATGCCGATGTCCGCACCGCGTTCGAGCAAAGCCCGAAGCTCGGGGTGCGACGGGTTGATCGACGTGATGCCTGCTGCCTTCATCGCCAAACAAACCTGACCCTGCACCGACGCGCGCGCCGGGCCGTCAGGCCCGTTCGGCTCGTCATCGGGCGCAACCGGTAGTGGAGCTGCTGGCGCGTGTTTATCTTTCTTCTCTTTATCTTCTCTTCTCTTCTCTTCTCTAGCTAACGCACTGCTAACGCTTGCTGCGTTAGTAGTGCGTTCTTCATCAGTTAGCGCAGCGTTTTTAAATGAGTGGGTTGCAACACGTTTAGCGGTTTGGCAGCGTTTCTTTGCAGACATTCCGTTGTGCTTTTCAAAGTCCACAATGCGCACACCTTCGGGGTGATCTGCTATCCATCCGATAGCGCACAAAGCAGAAGCAAAGCCCGCTAAGCCTGTTTTACGGTCAATCGCTTTAAGGGTAAGACCCAGCATCACGCCATCCTCTGTGTGCTGGTCTGCGGTGGCCCAAAGCCAGTAAAGTCCGCCGACCACAGCGGCCTCACTGCTGTCTGTCATATCAACAATTCGCGCCACTCTGGGGTCATCCCAAAGGTTGCCGCGCATCTTGATCCAGTCACCAGCCATTACTAGGCAACCGTCCACAAAGCATCATCAGCATCAAGCCGTATGACTTCCTTTGCCACCAAGCGGGCCTGATCGCGCGACAAAAGGACGCTGGAAACGCCTTCGGCGGTTTCTGTATCTTCTTGCTCGATAAGCAAATAGCCTTTACAGGTGACAAGCACCTCAGTGGCGTAAGTCGATTCAAGCTCCATGATCACCCCTTTGTCCCGCAAAAAAGAACACATCGGCAGGACTGGCGGGGAGACAGTCTTTTCAAAACAGGGAGCTACCCCATTCCTAGCCGCGTGAAAACTAACCATGTGGATATCAGTAAAAGTCAGCCGCAGCGGCAGGCGCCACCAGGGCAGCCGGCGCACTTGCCACAGGCCGGGCACCGGGCGCGTAATACGCGGTTGACGACGGCGAGGCTTGTTGGTCCATGCCGGCCGGTAGCGCGCTTGCGGCAGACTTGCGTTTGGCCGACCTGCGCAACAAAAGGCCATCCATAGCAAGGTGCGTCAGCTCACGCGAAAGGCTTGACTTTTCAATGGCTGCACCGGGCCGGGCCTGCTGGCGCAGTGTGTGCAGGATTTCAGCCAGCGTCATATCCAGTCGCCCGCGCCGCTGCGCAAGCACCACGATATCCAGTGCGTTCTGTGCCAGGTGCGACAGCTTGCGCGGTTTGTCTGCCAGTGCGTCAGTCATGTTGCGGCCCTTAATGGATATCAACACGCGTTTGCCTGCTGGCGGCACGGCTTTGCATGGTCTTGGGTTTGCCCGACTCATGCAGCGCACCCATGTTGGACAGGCAGGCCTGGCCCTTGCCGACCAGTTTGCCGAACTCGCGCTCGACCTCACGCAGCTCGTTGGCCGTGACCTCGCCATCAGCCAGCGCCTGGGCAGCTGTGGCCATGAAAAGCCCAAACTCTTGCGCCGCATCGGCCAGGCATTTAAAGAGCGGCGCCTCTGTATTTAACTCGTGTGGCAGCGGCACCAGCAGCGCGCCGGCATTGGCCGCAGCGGCGGTAATCGGCGCCAGTGGGTTAGCCACCTTCTGTGCAGCCGCCAAGGCCACCAGCGCCTCTTCGTCTTCAACACCCCACTTGTAATGCTCAACGCCCGTCAGCTCTTTACGCAGCGTGTCGGGGCGCTTGCCCAGCTGCATAGCCAGGGAGTCAAAGCAGGGGAAGCGCCGGGCCAGGTGCCAGGCAGCGATGCGTCGGTTCATAGCCGTTTTCCGTGAAAGTTGGTATAGCTGTGCTGGGCAGATGTGCCGACACTCAAGCGATGAATAAAAAACCCCACACCACCCCGGCGCACCCAAGCAGCTACACCTTCCCGTGTAGCCGACAGGGAGACATCCAACAACAAGGGGGCACGCTGGGCGTTATGGTGGTGCGGGTTGAAAGGGGCGGCCAGGGTTGCCCTAAAGTTGAGGTTCCACAACTTCAAACGAGAGGCCCCGACCATGAATCCAGAAACAGCAGCCATAAAGGTCAGGAACACGCTGGACCAGCAAGATGGCTGACGACTTTGCGCAGGGCCGCAGCAAAGTGGACCTGCGCGGCTGCTATGGCCCCGGCAACGAGAAGCGTGTCACGTCGCTCAATCTGGCGGCGGCTTGCACGCAAGACAGGTGCCGCGCGGTTTGTTTTGGGTGCACGCGTCACATCAACCCCCCTGCCCGGCAACAAGCCCGGCCCGCTTGTCTGTACGGCGGCGGCGGTCAACCAGCGCCACATTGCCGACGGGTACAGGCTCCAGCGCATGCTGACGCGGATCTGGCCCGATGTAGCGCGTGCCATCGGCACGGGTGAATTCGACGATGAGCGCAGAGGCAGGCGCAGAAATGTTTTGGTCAGGTTCGCACTGCGAATCAATAAGAAGGTCCTGCAACCTGAGCGCGTCATCGGCCCCAACAGGGATGTTCCCGGCCTCCCATCGGCACACACGAGGCTGCGGGATACCGGTTTTTCTGGATATCTCAGCCTGCGTCATGGGCAGTGCACGCAGACGCCGAATGATGTCGATGGTTTTGCTCATGCGTCAAGTATATGCGTTAATGCAATTTTATTGCAACAACGCAATATGCACTTGCGCATACTTTGACAATGTTCACTCTTTTGCTACTTACTGAGCTTCTTCATAGGAGCGGCGAAAAGCCAGCGAGCTTGGCAAAGAGACTGAGCGATCAGGGGGTTAGACAACCTCAGCTTTCCCGATACCTTAGCGGCAAAACCAAAGAGCCCAAGCTCAGCACTCTTGCCCCCATAGCCGAATACTACGGCGTCAGCGCTCAGGCGTTCTTTGACGAAGCGCTGGCCTCGCAGCTCCTGCAGCAAATTAAATCCGGTGAATTTGTAGTGCAGCGCAATCTACGGCGGCGCAACACAAGCGGCACAAACACCCCTGAATCCTCTCGCCCTGCTGTCGGCGTGGCAGGCATTGAGCAGGCCGTCGAGGCACTAGCCACCCGCATCAACGAAATGGACGACCCTCAGCTGCGCGAGCAGATTGCCCTGCAGCTGCAGACACTCGCCAGAGCGCCCGACAGCCTTAAAGCCCGGCAGGGTTTACTCGACGCACTGGGGGCGCACGGCAGCCAACCAGTCAACGCCCTACCGCCCGCACAGCCTATTGGCGGTACAGCTGGCGCCGTACTGGCAAAGAAACTGACCACAGAGTCACGCGAAGTATTCAAAAGGGACCGCAAAACTGATGCTTAGCCACACGTCCGCCCTGCTCCCCGGTATTTACCCGGAGATCATCAACTTAAAACCAAAAATAGGTGGCAACAACAATCTGGGCGTAGGCGTCGATTCCAATGGGAAGGAGTACGTACTCAAGACCGGCAACAGCGTGTGTGTTGCTGAATTCATTGGCGCCGCAGTTTGTGCGGCCCTTGCTATCCCGCATTGCACGCCAACGATCGTCTGCCGTACCGACCTTTTTGGACGTCGGCAACACCTGTTTGGCTCGGCCATTGAACCGGAGGTGCACCGCTTTGACATGGCCAGTCCGCTGGAGTGGGCTGGCGTAACGGCTGAAATGTGCGACACCACCATGTTTTCCCTGGTCCTAGCGGTAGACCTGTGCATAGGCAATGACGACCGCCACGCCGGCAACTGGATCGTTCGCACCAAGGGGCCCGCCAATGGCATGCCCCACCATCAGCTCATGGCTATGGATTTTTCAAATTCGTGGCCAACAGCTCACCCACCCCACCGTCCCAGAGCGCACCCATCTCGCAACACGTGGCACATTTTGAGGTATTGGCCTGCAATGGGCATCGCTTTTGACGAATTGGGGTTTCGCGCCGCTTGTGCCAAAATCACTCTTTTAGATGGGGCCTGGCTAAAAGCGGTGCTTGACCCCATGGTCACTATATGGCTGACCACCGACCAGCGCGACCTGCTCTGCGACTGGTGGCAGCATCACCTGAAAGACCAGGTGATTGACGTTATTTACTCGCTGGAACCTGACGGAGAATGGCTGTGAACAAGACATACCACTACGTGGTGCTTCGTCTCGCCACCGACGAACTTCGGGGCGAAACTATTAACGTGGGCACCGTTCTTTTTGGTCCGGTCGAAGCGCCCAAGCTCATCGTGATGGCCACATTGAACAAATTGCGCGCCATCGACGCAACATGGGACACCCCCCGGCTCGCTCGTTGGACCGAAAACGTAAGACAGATGATTGACGGGCAAAAATCTCCGCAAAGCGTGATCGAGACATTGGCGTGTTTTGGCTTTTGCGATGCCCAAGCCATAGGTATGTTCAACGCCGACACCCAGGCCGAGTTTGACAGCCAGCTGGCCGACATAAAAGCCAGCTACGTAGCCAACAAGGCCAGCGCCGAAAGGCCAAAACGCGAAAAGCGCACCCGCCTGCAAACAGCACTTCGTGACCAGTTCAAAAACATGCACGTGCTGGGGCAAGAGGTGGAAGACCTTGCCAATCACCTTGTGGTTGCCAACGTACCCGTACCGTCGTACAGCGAGTTAAAAACTGACTTTGTGTACAAAAACGGGGTTTACCGCATCACCCAGACCTTTGACTACCAAGTTGCCCCCGACTCCCTGCACAACAAGCTGGCTGAAGCGTGCGTGAAAAGCACAGCGGCGGAACTAGCCATGAGAACCTACGGCGCCAACACGATTCGTCTCGCCGTAATGGACATCCCCGATGCCTTTGCCGATGCGACAGACAGCCATGTAGACCTTTTGATTGCCCAAGGCTTTCAGGTTTTTAAATATGCCGACCAGATCCAAATGGCCGACTACCTTAAAAAAGCAGCACCCGCCTTGTCAATGGGCGCAAATTAGGCAGCCCGCTGCCCTCAAAAATAGCGTGCGCAGCTCGGGCCATGTTCAACTACTAGCGCAAGTTAGGGCTTGGGTTTTGACATCGGTTTTGCCGCAGCAGATTTTGCACCCCACAGCAGAGGTGTTGAGCTCGAAAACTCCAGCACAGGGGAGCCACTTTGGTACACATTGGCCTGCACCAAAATGCGTTTGGCTTTGCTTGCGCTGGCAACAAATTGGCTGGCTCCGCTGATAAATATTGTATCTGAGCTGTGATCTGCCGGGCCATTGGCCCCAAACCTGACGGCTGGTTTGTCGTCAAAACGAACCATCACACTGCAGCCGTCGTAACTACGGCAAATCAGTTGCCCTTTGTCTATGGTGAAGATCACGTTAAGGCCGTATTTGGGGTGCTGCCGAACAGTGAGGTTGCCGTGGTTTTTGCCCTTGTATGGGAAACCGAGATTTAGCGAGTTGTCGCTCTGCAATTGCGCATAACTGGTGCGCTTGCTGGTCATGGCGTCGGTATCTTCCGAATAGCTCCAGTCTGCATGTGCAGACGCGCTGGCCAGCAATGCCAGCAAGTAAAAAAACCGCTTCATTCTGAATGCTCCCTTTATGCGGCCAGCCGCCTGAATGGCAGCACTTCGGCGGCTATTTAGTGTGCCCCAGCTGAGCTGCTTCAAGCAAAAGGTTAGCAAAAATCTATTTTGAGCTGCTTTTTCGCGCCATCGAATAAATACAAATGCATAGTTGCATATTTATTGCGTTAATGCATAATTGCCTCCAACCCATCAATTCGATGGAGACCAGGAGGCCGAATTGCAAACCCAACCCAACCCCACCCGTGCAGACGCCTGCACACCACTGCAAGCCATCTTCCACGGCGCGCCCCTTGCCGAATGCCTGAGCGCCGACTTCAAAAAGCGCACGCTGACCTTCAAGCTTGAAGGCCACCACCAGCCCGCTGGCGGTGCTTACTTTCTGGTGCCGCAGGTTGTCGCGCAAGTCAGCATCGACCAGGAGCGCACCGAGTCCGCGCACTCAGCTGCGTTTTTGCCGCCCGGACAACTCACCAGCCTCCACTTCAGAGCAAGGAATGACCTTGCCTTGCTCATCACAGGCGAAAACGGCTTCGAGCACACCCTTTACCGCCGCCGCCCATCGGTTACCGACCAATACCCCGAGCCCGATCACTGGAGTGGCCACCTGTCGCGCCAGGATGCCGAGGGCAATAAGTGGTCGCGGTGGAGCGGCAGCTACGTCACCGATAACTTTGGCGAGCTGGTCCAGGTGCCCGCATGAAGCACATCCTCGTCACCGCCCGCGGCCTGCGCCTGCACATCATCGCCGCCAGCACCTGGGCAGCGCTTGACCAGGCGCAAGCCCTGTACCCCCACCGTGCGGGCTTCAGCGCCCGCGTCATCCCAACCGCAACCGCAATTGCAAACCAAGGCACCGCAGCATGAAAATAATCACCCTGGCCGGGCTTAGCCTGGCCCTGTTTGCCATCACTGGCCTGGCCGTCAACGCGATTTACCCGGCCCTTGTTGGCTGGGAGCTTTTGGCCAGCCTGCTTGCATGTGCAATGGTGTTGTCCTTGCTGTTTATAGCGCTGGCCTACTGGAGCCCAGACGACGCCAACCAGCAAGCCGGCCAGCCGATCTACCGCACAGCCGACGGCCCGCTGATCGAGCGGCAAACCCGGCAAATTCAAAGAGTCCAAGGTGTGCACCTCAAAGCACCCGCACCACCGGCACCGCCTGTAAAACCAAAACCACCAACCGCCGACAACTGGCCTGCAACGGTAGCCAAACACCGCCAGTCAGTTACCAGCCGCGCCCAGCTGGACGCCCGCAGAGACTACGACAGCACCGGCTTTGCCGGCAAACGCTGCCGCACCCCCAACCCCTACCGGCCAAACAGCGCAGGCTTTGCGCTGCACGCGATTGAATACACCGCCGAGCTGGAGCGCCTGCAGCACATCACCGCCGAAGAAGCCTGCCAGCCCACCCGCAGCGCCGCATCGTCTTGATTACCGCCAGCTCTACAACCGCCACCACCATGACCAACCCCACCATCATCGCCCTCACCGGCGCCGCCGGCAGCGGCAAAGACACTGTAGCCGACCTCCTGGTCAAACACGCTGGTTTTACCAAGCTGGCGTTTGCCGACCCGCTGCGCCAGGAGGTGTGTGACGCCTTTCGCAGCGAGCCGCTGGAATTGACCCGGCGCGAAACCAAAGAGCACCCCATCACCCGCCTGGCGCTGCGCCAGTGCCTGTCTGGCGGCTTTGTTGGCCGCATGATTATTCACTTCGGAGAGCAAGACATCAAGCTCGATTTGAGCGCCCCGCGCAGCCCGCGCCAGATCATGCAGTGGTGGGGCACCGAATACCGCCGCAAGCAAGACCCCGCTTACTGGACGCGGCGAACCAGCTTGTGCATCAACCATCTGCTGCGCACTCGGCTGGCCAGCCGCATCGTCATCACCGATTGCCGCTTTAACAACGAAGCCGACACCGTGCGCATAGACCACGACGGCGAAGTGTGGCAAGTGCTGCGCCCCGGCTTTGAGCCACACACCGGCCACGCATCCGACGTCAGCGGCGCCGAGCTGGCCCCCGACCGGCAGATTCACAACACCGGCGGGCCGCATCAGTTGTTTGAAAACGTGCTGGCAGCGTTTTGGGCGCATGACGCCGGGCTGCAAAACGTCAAGGTAAACATCAGTCAGGAATACGCCGCATGACCCGTATCGTTTGCCAATTTTCATGCGGAGCGGCTTCCGCTGTAGCGACCAAACTAGCCCTTGCCCAGTACGGCGAACGCGCCATTGTGGTGAATGCTTTTATCGAAGAAGAGCGCGAAGACAATCGCCGCTTTGCTGTCGACTGTGAAAAGTGGTTTGGCCGCGAAATCATTAACTTGCGTGATACGAAGTACACCGCCAGCGCCATCAAAGTGTTTGAGACTGTTGGCTATATCAAGGGGCGGCACGGCGCATCTTGCACAAGCAGAATCAAGCGCGGACTTTTGCGGACTTTTGAGCAGCCTGGCGACGTCTTAGTGTTGGGTTACACGGCTGAAGAGCAAGACCGTTATGACGACTGGCTTACAGACTGGCCTGATCGCCTGATCGTGGTGCCTTTGATTGAGCGCGGACTGACAAAAGAGGACTGCAAAGCGATGGTTCAGCGGGCTGGACTTCGGCTTCCAGCCATGTACGAACTTGGATATAGCAACGCAAATTGCATTGGTTGCGTGAAGGGTGGGCTTGGATATTTCAGAGCCATTAGAGAGGACTTTCCGGTGCAGTTTGAACGCCTTGCACAAGCGGAGGACAAGGTTGCCGCCCTACACGGGGAAGGAGCCTACATATTACGGCATCGGTCCGGGCCACTCAAGGGCAACAGATTCCCGCTGCGGGAGCTGCCGGCTGGCAAAGCGGACCGCGCAGAAGCGCTGCCATCGTGCGGGCTTTTTTGCGAAACCGCCGAGCAGGAATACGCCGCATGACCGCCGCCAGTCTGCTTGCCAGCACCTTCGCCCTGGTGTTTTGCCTGGGCCTGCAAAGCCAGCTAGTCAACAACGGCCACTTTGCCGCCGCGTTTTTTAACTCCCTGGC